GGTTATTCAGGACTACAAGCTGTTCGGGAACGCGTACCTCCGCAAGCAGCGGATCAGCGGTCCTGGCTCCGCGGTGGTGGCCCTGCAATACCTCCCGCAGGACATGATCCGGCCGGTGGGCGATGGCCGGAACCCGCTCACGCACTTCGTCTACACGACCGATGGGCGATCCTACGAGCTCCCGGTCGAGGACGTGATTCACCTGCGGTATGGCCGCGATCCCTCCGACATGAGGCTCGGGCGGTCCACGGTCCAGGCGGTGCTCCGCGAGATCGCGACCGACAATACCGCGAGCTCCGCGGCCTTCGGCCTCCTTTCTAACGGCGCGATGCCGAGCATCATCGTCGGCCCGGATTCCAACGGTTCCGCGCAGGTCGACATCTCGCCAGACGACGCCCAGCAGGTCAAGCGAAGCCTCCGCGAGAACCTCACCGGCGACAATGCCGGCGGCATCGTCGTGATGTCCGGCCCGTACAAGATGGACAAGGTGAGCTTGACTCCTTCCGAGCTCGCCCTGGACTCCGTGCGGCGTGTACCGGAGGAGCGTATCTGCTCGGCCCTCGGTCTCAATCCGATGGTGCTCGGCCTCGGCTCCGGCCTCGATCGCTCGACCTACAGCAACTACGAGCGGGCGCAGCAGGCCGCGTGGGAAGACGGCATGGTGCCGCTCATGCGGGCGGTGGCCGACACGCTCACCGTGGCACTCCTGCCGGACTTCCCCGAATCGCAGGAAGGCGACTTTATCGAATTCGACCTTTCAGGCGTCCGCGCCCTGATGGACGACCGCCAGAGCGAGGCCGAGCGGGCGGAGCGGCTCTACAAGGCGGGCGTGGCCGATCTGGCCGAAGCGAAGCGCATCGCGGGCCTCGAGGCCGCGCCAGAAGATGAGGGCGTCATGCATCCCGACGCATCTCAGCAAACCGCGGCCGGCGGTGGACCAGCGATGTCTGTCGAGGACGCCGCGAATGCGGCTGGTATCCTCATCCGCTCTGGTTACGATCCGCAATCGGTGACTCAATTCCTCGGCCTTCAAGTTCAACATACCGGCGCGGCTCCGGTAACACTTCGCGAAGAGACCAAGGCCATCAAGTCTCACCCAACCGCGGCCATGCAGGAGGCCGCCCGCCGAGCCCTCGCCTGGAAGGAAGAGGGACGGCCCGGCGGAACGCGGGTCGGTCTCGCCAGGGCGAACCAGATCGTGAACGGCGATCTGATCAGCGAGGACACCATCCTGCGGATGCACTCTTTCTTCTCTCGCCATGAGGTCGACAAGGAAGCCGAGGGCTTCTCCCAGGGCGAGGAAGGCTTCCCATCTCCCGGCCGCGTGGCATGGGACCTCTGGGGAGGCGATGCCGGGCAGGTCTGGGCCGCGAGGCTCCGCGACAAGATCATGCGCGGCGAGAAGCTCCCGGCCAAGGCGGACGGCTGCGACCACGGCTCGGAGGTGCCGTACGAAAGCCACCCTTTCTACGGGTGGTCGAGCATACCTCCGGCCGAGCGGTAAAGCGTACCGGCCAGGAATCGGAACTCTACCGAGCCGCGCAAGCCTTCCGGAATGGCCTCCTCAAGGGCGAGGAGACCGCGGTGGGTCGGATGCGCGGCATCTACGCCGAAGCCACGGCGCAGCTCGAGCGTGAGCTGATGGCCCTCGAGGCGCGGCTTGCCGAGCGTGAGGCCCAAGGCAAGCCTCTCGCGGATGCGGCGATGGCCATGCGCGATCGCCTTGAGCGTCTCATCGAGCAGACCCGCCAACGCCTCGCGGACGTGAGCGGCGAAGGTGTCCGCGTGGTCTCCGACGGCCAACAGACCGCGCTCGAGTTCGTGAACGCTGGAACGGGCGAGCTCCTCGCGGCCTCCACCGGCGATCCGAGCCGCGCCGCGGGCATCCTCGCGGGATTCGATCGGCTCGACGACGAGGCGATCCAAGCGTTCGTCGGCTTCTCGTCCGACGGGTCTCCGCTTGCGGTCCTGTTCGACCAGATCGCGACGGACGTGCCGAATGCGCTTCAATACACCCTCGCCAGCGGGATCGCCCAAGGACGCAATCCGCGGGCCGTGGCGCGGGAAATGTCCGCGCTTGCGAGTCTACCGCGCCGGCGGGCAGAGACGATCGCCAGGACGGAGATGATCCGCGCGGCCCGCGAAGGCCAGCGGCTCCAATACGGAAGCAACCCCGCGGTGACCGGCTACCGCCGCGTGGCGGCGCAGGATGCCCGGGTATGCCCGGCTTGCCTCGCGCTATCCGGTACGCTCCACAAGACGGCCGAGATCATGCCGAGCCATCCCAACTGCCGATGCGTCATGGTGCCGGTGACGCCGAGCCTGGCCGAGATCACCGGCGATCCATCGATCCCCGACATGAGGCCGGGACCGGTGACGCCCGAGATCATCATGGCTGGTCTTTCGGAGTCAGAGCTGCGCGGTATCCTCGGGCCTGCGCGGCTCGAGCTGCTCGATCAAGGCTATCCTCTGGCCGACATGGTCGAGGTGCGGATGGACCCGCGGTGGGGACCAACGACGCGGGTGAAGCCTCTCAAGGAGCTGGAGGTGGGATAATCGGAGCATGGACGATATGGCGACCATCATCGCGGATGCGGTCAAGAGCGACCGCCTGGGACACGTCAAGGGCTACCTGGTGCGCTTCGGCGATCCGAGCAAGGCCGACCTCGAGGGCGAGTATTTCACTCCCCAGACCGACTTCGGCTTCCCCATCAAGGCTGGTCAGCGCATCCCGCTGAACGTCTACTACCACCACGGCATGGATTCGAAGGTGGGGCGCAAGAGTATCGGCACGGGCTACATCAAGGCCGACGACACGGGCCTCTGGTATGAGGCCCAGCTGGACATGGCCGACGAATACGCCGCGATGGTGGCGAAGCTCTGCAAGGAAGGCAAGATGGGCTACAGCTCGGGCGCGGCCGGCCATCTCGTCGAGCGCAAGAGCGTTGGCGGTGCATCCGAGATCACGCGGTGGCCGATCGCCGAAGCTTCGATCACGCCGACGCCCGCGGAATGGCGCAACGGCGTGAAGTCCATCGAGGACTGGTATGGAATGGAGATGCCGGAGATGGACGAAGGCGAGATGGAGATGCCGGAACCGCCGGCCGAGGGAATGGACCCGGCCACGTTCGCCGACGAGACCTTCGCCCAGGAGCTCCGGTTCGAGGTGCTCCACGAGGCGATCGAAGCCTACTACGAGGCGTTGTGCCGCGGTATCGAGGGCGTGGCGATGTTGCCCGCCGGCGACCGCTCGGCCTTCGTGGTGGCCCTCCTGGATGCCTTCTCGGGCCGGTTGTCCGACATGGTCGGGCAGATGGGCCTTGATGCCAAATCGCTCCAGCGTGTCTCGCCGGACACGCTCCGAGCGACTGAACGTCGATTGCGGGATGCAATCGGCCTAAGCCGGTCCGATGCCAAGCGGCTGGCACCGGAGGTTTGGGACCTCCTGCGGGACGCAGGCCAAACCAAGGGGACGGACTTCACGCCGGACACGCCGCCGGCCACGTCGACCTCGATGCGGGAGGATATGCTTGCCCGCATCAACTACCTCTTGGAGATCGTATGAACATCGAACAGCTGAACGAGAAGCGCAATACGCTCCTCGCCACCGCCCGCGAGCTGGCCTCCAGCCCCGAAGGCGACCTCGCCCAGGTGAAGTCCTACATGGCCGAAGCCGAGCAGATCGCCCAGCGCATCGAAGCCGTGAAGGCTCTCGGCGAGATGGCCCCCGTGGCCTCGAAGCCGGCACAGATCGACGAGCCCTGGAAGTCCGGCGGCGTGGTGAAGAATCCCTTCACCGGCTCCCGCGACGAGGCCAACTTCAAAGCCTATGCCTTCGGCCAATGGGCCCGCTCGATCATGGGCAACAAGAAGGCCGCGGATTGGGTCAAGAACAACCTCAAGGCTCAATCGGAAGGTACGACCACCGCTGGTGGTTTCACCGTTCCCGACCCGCTCTCGAGCGACCTGATCTACCTTCGGGAAGGTTACGGTATCGGTCGGCAGAACTGCCGCGTCTACCCGATGACCTCCGATACGCTCCTGGTTCCCAACGCCACGGCCAGCACGACGGTCTACTACCCGGGTGAAAACACGGCGATCACCGCGTCCGACCTCACGTTCGCGCAGGTGAGCCTCACCGCGAAGAAAATGGCTGTGTTGACGCAGGTCTCCAAGGAACTTGCCGAGGACTCGGTGATTGATTTCGGCGCGACGCTGGCCCGCGATATGGCGTTCGTGATGGCGAAGGAAGAAGACCGCGTGATCTTCAACAACGCCACGGATGCTACCTCCGGCATCGATGGTGCGCTCTGGGCGGTCTACAACCTGAACGCGACCAAGGCGAACATCGCCTCGCTCGTGCTGTTCGCGACCGGTCAGACGATCACCTACAGCCCGACGCTCGCGAACCTTGCGACGATGGTCGGCAAGCTCCCGACCTACGCCGCGAACGCCAAGTGGTATATGCACAAGGAGATCTGGTTCAACGCCATCGCGCCGTTGCTTCAGGCTCTGAGCGGCAACGCCATCGGCGATATTCAGAACGCTTACGGCCCGAATCCGACCCTGTTCGGTTACCCGGTCGTCTTCGTTCAGAATATGCAGAAGACCCTCGCGGCCTCCACGCCATACATCCTGCTCGGCGACCTCTCGATGGGTACCGTCTTCGGCGACCGCCGCGGCGTCACCATCGATGTCTCCGATCAGCGGTATTTCGTGGAAGACTCGCTGGCGTTCAAGGGCACCGAGCGGTTCGCCTTCTCGGCGTTCGACACGGGCAACGTCTCCGCGACGGCTTCGGCCCGCGTTCCCGGTGCGCTCATCGTTGGTGCTTCGCAGGCCACCTGATACAGGTTCCTGGCTGATCGAGCCCTCCCGGTGGATGCACCGGGAGGGTTTCCCTTTTGTGGGATAATCCGATCATGGGACTAAGCCGAGCCGATTCGATCGCCCGCGTGAGCCTCTGGTGCGATGCGACCTCCTATCCCGAGGTGAGCACGACCGATATCGGCACCGTGGTCGACCAGTTCAGCCGGTTCACGACATGGACCGCGAGCACGGCATATGCCGTTGGTGATCGCGTGGTGCCATCCACGCCGAATGGCCGGGTGTACGAGTGCCGCACCGCCGGGACCAGCGCGACGACCGAACCAGACTGGCCGACCGCTCCCGGCAACCTGTTCCAGGGATGGCTCTATTCCGAGGGCGCATCCGATCCCCAACTCCTCTGGGTGGACGTTGGACCGGCGCACGTCGAGCGGTACGATGTCCGCTCCGCGGCGCGGCAGGTCTGGCTTATCAAGGCATCCCGCGTGGCGGGCGAAATCGACGCCAAGGACGGATCGAGCGACGTCAAGCTATCCCAGCTCCGGGCGCATTGTCTGGGTCAGGCGGAGGTGTATCGTCCGCTGGTGATCATCTGATGGATACCCAGCTGCGGGAGCGGTTGTCCGCGCGGTTCGTCGCGCGGCTTTGTCCCGACATGATCGAGGTGCACCGCTTCACCATGACTGCGGACGGGCGCGGCGGGACCACGCTCTCCTGGCGCAAGATCGGGACGCACAAGGCGCGATTGTCGGCCGGCCTTGGCAACGAGGCGCAACCGGCTGGTGGTATCGAAACGGTAAGCCGGTGGATGCTACTGGTGCATCGGTCGGTGGATATCCAGCCTCGGGATCGAGTCTACGTTCCCGGCAATTCCAACCAATACTGGGAGGTCACGGGCTCGGATTCCGGGACGACGGACCTTTTGATCCAACATCTCGACCTCGAGGAGCGGGCGCAATGACGGCGAAGGCGAATGCGAATACGGTGCCACAAGGATCGGGCAATCCAGGACCGTGGTTTATGGCTTTGGTGCAGATTGCAGGCACCGTGGTGGCCGTGATCATCGGTGGTTGGACGATCGCCATGCAACAGCAGCTTCGAGCCGAGGAAACGGCCAAATCCCTCGCCCGCATCGAGGAAGGCGTCCGCGCTCAATCAACACGCCTGGACGGTATCGAGGAGCGGTTGTTCCGTTTGGAAAGCACGAAGGTCAAATGATGCAAGACAAGATCATTCGTTTCGTGATAAGGGCGTTCGCGGTGATCGGATGCGCCATCATGGCCTACCAGTTCATCACGGTCATTGCCGGTTTTTCGGAGGCGTCGTGATGGTCCGCAACGTATCGATCAAGAGGCTGGTCACGGTGATGCTGGCGACCAGTATCGCGGTTGTATCTCCGGCCATGCAACAGGCGTTCGCAACTCCCATGCCGCAGGAGGCCGGGCTGGAGGAGATCGCCGCGCGGATCAAGTTCGCCGGGATGATGAGCATCAACGCTTTGATCCCTGCGCTGGTCGGAGCCGCGATGGGCTTTTTCACCCGCGCCGATAAGACCGAGCCGGTGTTTGCATTATCGCGAAAGGGCGACGAATAAATGCCAGACATCCCGGCAAATGCGAGTCCGGTGGTCCTCTCGCTCCAGCTCGTATCCGCAAGGACGGAAGGTGAAAAGATCATCGCAATGTTTGATGATGACACAACGACCGAGTTTTCCTATGCCAATTCGGCCGACTTTTTCAATGACCCGAATCAATACAAGGAAATGATCCGCAGGATGCTTGTATTGGATTGGTTGCAAGAGCAGGTTATGAGCAAACGGGCCCTGTTCGACGTTTCCAATCCATCGGATATTTGGGTGCAGGTGGTGCCCTAATGGCAACAACAGCTGGACCAACAATGATCCTGCCCGCCTGGAAGACGGTCAAAATACGCACCGCGGGCGTGGACCTAACTACGACTGTTTTCAATTCCAACAGCACGGCATTCGGAACTTATGTCGCCGGTGTATTCATGCCGGAGGAATCCATCACTTGCACTCGTGTCGCATTTTACCAATCGACATCCGCTGGTGCGGCGACGAAGGTATTGCGATGCGGTATTCAGGCCGTGTCAGCAACGACCGGTTTGCCAAATGGTACATGGACTTATTTCGGCGATTACACCGTGACATCCGCGAACAATGCTACGTTCGTCAGCGTTGCGCTGGGTACATCTGCCACATTGACTCGTGGCACTGCATTTGCGGTTGTGCTCGAGCCGCGGAGTGGATTCGGCGCATCGGATACGATCACCATCAATCGCAACCATGGGACCGACTCATATGCGTCCAATGCGGAATATCTCCCATACATTTGTACAAATGGTGCGAAAACCATTAATAGCGCACCATTGTATGCATATGGGACATCGACTACATGGTACGGGTATCCATGGTCCGCGGAGGCAAATGATCCGATCACGACGCAAGAGAGTGGGAACAGCATCAAATTGATTTGCTCTGGCGTCAAGGCATTCCGCGTTACAGGTGTTCGAGTATGGGGCCACACAGCCAACACCAACGATACTCAGCTGAATATCTACGATACCGTCAATGGCACCACGCCAATGGCAAATGCCACTGCATCAATGGACACCGACGTAATTTACGCGCGATCTGCGATAGGGAATTCGCGTGTCTATTATTTCAACGGAGCGATCGATTTACAGGCCGGGACGAAATACTATCTCGCGATTAAACGCACGTCTGGGACCAACGATCAAAACCATGCGTATTTGGATTTCAAAACCGGTGGAACTGATTATTTCAAGGCTTTGAATCAAAACTACGAGGCGTACTACATCACCAGAGCAACCGCAGGAACCGGATCGTTCACGGAAACGACGACGCGCCGAATGGTTTGGGATTTGTATATCGACGGTTATGAGTCAACTGCAGGCAGCTCTGGCGGAATGATCGTCCATCCCGGCATGGGCGGAGGCATGAGAGGCTGATATGGCGAAACTGACGGTCAAAGCCGGCTCAACCAGCCGTCGCGAGTATGTCCTGATCCTCGACTCGACCAGCACGGCTGGTGCCGGGGATACTGGGCTCCTCTACAACACCTCCGGCCTCAAAGCTTATTATGTGCGGCCTGGCGGGTCGGCCACGGCGATCACGCTTGCGACGCAGACCGTGACCGGCGCGTATTCGTCCGGCGGTTTCGTCGAGGTCGATGCAACCAATATGCCGGGCATCTACCGATTCGATGTCCCGGACGCGGTGTTCGCCGCCGGTGTTGACAAGGCCATCGTGATGTTGTCTGGCGCGACCGGCATGGCTCCGGTTGCGCTTGAGTACGATCTGGTGGCATACGATCCGTTGGATACGGTGCGCCTCGGCCTCACCGCGCTCCCCAACGTGGCATCGGGATCGGCTGGTGCGATCATCACGAGCGGCACCGGTACGGCCCAGCTCTCGACCACGAGCGGCAACGTCACGGTTGGCACCAACAACGACAAGACGGGCTACAGCCTGACGCAAGCATTCCCATCCAATTTCTCGAGCCTCGCCATTACGGCCGGCGGCGCGGTAACCGCCGGGACGGTCTCCGACAAGACCGGATATTCGCTCACCCAAGCGTTCCCGACGAACTTCTCGAGCCTGGCGATTACGGCTGGCGGTGCTGTTACCGCTGGCACCGTTTCGGACAAAACGGGCTACTCGCTCACGCAGACGTTCCCGACAAACTTCTCGAGCCTGGCGATCACGGCTGGTGGCATCGTTACCGCCAACACGACGCAGCTCGCTGGTCAGACGGTCACCGCCGCGGCTGGCGTCACGTTCCCCAGCTCGGTCTCGAGCCTCACCGCGGCCAACGTCTGGCAGACCGATATCAGCGGGTACACGACGGCGGGTTACGCCGGGACGTACCTCAAGGGCGCGGGATCGAGCGGAGACCCATGGTCCACGGCGATACCGGGGTCGTATGGCGTCGGCACCGCGGGCTACATTGTCGGCAATAACCTCAACGCCTCGATCACCAGCCGCATGGCCTCCTACACTCAGCCGACGGGTTTCCTTACCGCAACGTTCCCGAGCACGGTGGCATCGACGACCAACATCACCTCCGCGACCGGCATCACGCTGGCGGCGGTGACGCATACCGGCGCGACGATCCCGACGGTGACCACGGTCACCAACGCGGTGACGGCTGGCACGGTCTCGGACAAGACCGGCTACAGCCTCAGCGGTTCGCAGACATTCTCAACCACGGGATCGGTCGGCTCGGTCACTGGCGCGGTGGGATCGGTCACCGGAGCGGTCGGATCGGTCACCGGCGCGGTGACGGTCGGGACGATCAACGCCAACGTGATCACCGCGGCGTCCATCGCCACCAACGCGATCGATGCGGATGCTATCGCCGCGGATGCGGTGACGGAGATTCAGTCCGGCCTTTCGACCCTCACCGCGACCGGCGTCGAAAACGCGGTCTGGGATGCGGCTCTGACGTCCCATACGGGTGCGTCCAGCTATGGTGGCCGGATTGTCCGCACGGACGGCACAAACGGCAACGAAGTCAAGCTGACGGCGGCGCACCATATCGCGGCCGATATCCACGAGGTCCAGCCCGCAACGTTCGCCGACGCGGACTGGGCGGCTGGATCGACCTACGCCAAGCTTGCGACGCTCATCGAGGCCGACACGCCATCCGGCTACCGTTACACAGCGCAAGCCCTCGAGCAAGCTCCTGCTGGTGGTGGCGGTGGTGGAGGGTCCACGACGGTCCGCATGGGGCCGTTCACGGTCAAGGCCGATGGCGGTGGAGCGGATCAGCCGCTCGACCTCCAAAAGGGCGCGACGCACGGTATCGACTGCACATTGGTGGACGGCACCGGGACCGGCGTGGACCTTACCGGCGCGACGCTATCGGCCAAGGTCTACAATTCGGCCGGGACGCTGGTGGAGACGCTGACAGGCACCGCGACGTACGCCGCCGGAGGATCGCTCACGTGGACGATCAGCACCACGACGACGAACACGGCCGGGACCTATACCGCGACGATCACCAGGACGACGGGAGCCTCGGACACGCAGGTATTCGGTCCGCTCCGCATCTATGTGAGGGAGGTCTGAGATGGCTGCGATCGTTGATCTTTACGAGGACCCGGAGGAAGTCCAGCAGACCTCCGCCTGGACGGGCGATTGGCACGTCTACGTCGTTCGTCTGGTCGACGAGAACGGATCGCCGATCGACATCACGACCGGGACCCTCGGGGCGACGTTCACCAACATCGCCACGGGCTCGGCGTATTCGTTCGGAGCCGGAACGGTGACGCTCACGAAGCAATACTCGGCCCAGGGGATCGTCTCGGTGCTCAATCCCGCGGCGTATCCCTCGGCCGCGGTGGTTCGCCTCACGCTATCGTTAACGGTCGGATCGGTGGTTCGCCGATTCGGCCCGCTCGAGATCAAGGTGCTCGCGCCGTGATCCGGCTTGGCGTCGATGTCAGGCTCTACAACCTTCGCCGGTATCAGGAGAACCTCGACAAGCTCGAGATAGTGGTTGGTTCGACCGCAGCAAACATCGCAGGCGATGCCGCAACATCTATCGAGGTGTCCAGCGGCCAATGGAAACCATATCAGCGTGGCGATAAGGTCCATTGGTCGGCACCGCCAGGAACACCACCAAACCGCGATACCGGCTATCTTGCGAATAACATCAAGGCTTATCGGATCAACGGCTCAACATACGAGATAAAGGTACACGCGGAATATGGTATTCCGCTTGAGATCGGGCATATCACCGAAGCCGGCCACCATGTACCAGCCAGGCCATTCCTCGTTCCCGCGGTGCGCCGCCACGAGAAAGCGTTCATCAAAGCGGTTCGATCGATTCTTTACGGGAGGATGTGATGGCATTCGAGGCCGGCGTGATCGAGGGATGGATTTACACGACCCTCACGGGCGATGCCACGCTCGACGATCTCCTCGCGGTGGACAACCTGCCCGCGAACTATCAGCAGGGCGTCTACAATACGGTGGCACCCGAGATCGATGCGGTATCGGGCAAGCCTCCGAAGTTCCCCTATATCGTCTTCAGCGCGAACGGATCAGGCCAGGACGAAGCACCGCTCTGCGGTTCGCGGGCGTTTGCCAGGCCGAGCTTCCGGCTGGTGGTATGGGATAATCAGAGCGGAAGCATCTCGATGCTTCGGGCGCAACAGATCATGGACCGCGTGGATACGCTGCTGGACAACCAGACGGTGACCAGCACGAGCC